GTCGGCACTATCAAGATACATCTCGTTAGCCAACATATTAGCGTTGTATGCCAGGTAATGTGTATTATATGCTAGTGTGTCAAGAAGTACTGACATACCCGAACCTTCGAAGTCGTAGTCTGTAAATTCGTTCTGTTGTGATAAAAATGTTTTGAGGTTACTTTTAATACCGTCAAAGTCTAATTCTGAAATTTCTAATTTAGTTGCCATATGTTATCTCAATCTCTCTAAAAAGGATTCTACTACTACAGGGTCTGGATAGTTCTGCACATAGAACGATATCTGAACAGAGTATCCGTTTCTGTCAAACATTGGTTGTGTAAATACTTGAACTAGTCTACATCTTGGTTCGTAATTGTTAATTAAGTTTTCTATTTGTTTTGATATTACATGATTCATCTGAGGAGTCATTAACTCAAACAACATTGCTCTCAGATTAGAACCAATTTCGGGGTGAAAAGGTTTTTCATAATGATTCGTACTAATCAGATTTCTTACACTTCTTTTAACTGCTTCAACATCTGTTAACTTTTGAATATCTTTTGTTGCAGAATTCTGTTGAAAGTCTAAATTTAGGTCCTTAAAAATCCTTGCACTTCTCGTACTTTCATTAGTTTGTGTAGCGTCATATCTTGACATTTAGTAACCTCTTCCGTATGATTATATTTATAACGATTTACCCAGCAAATACATTACTAGACCCAGCAACAATAGCGCCAGCATCACAGGAATCGCCTATCCGTGCAATCGCTTTACCATTAACAAAAACAGTACCCGACCCAGCATTAATAACTGCCGAATGAGAAACACAAACTGGCGGTGTCGCCGAGTTTGGAATAGTATGTGCCGCTGCAGGGTCGCCCTTGCGTTCTACACCTTTACTATTACAAAAAACATTTGTTGAGGGTCCGACTACTGTTGTAGTAGCAGAACAACCATGTCCTGTGGTTGTAACATCATCCTTTCTAGTTACACCCGGCATTACTTCTTCTTAGATTTTGTTTTTTTCTTAGCAGTTGTTTTCTTAACCGGCGCTTTAGTTTCAGCTGCAGGCACTGGTTCGAAAATTGATTCAACAACTGGTTCAACAACTTCTTCTACTATTGGTTTCTGAACTTGTGCAGGCGCAGTTACTACCATTCCGTCAGGCATTGGAACTGTTCCGTTATTAACTAATGTATGTCTGTTTGCTAAATGTTGTCTTTGAATTTCATCTTTATTACCACCAGTATAAGGAACAGCATGTCCTTCTCTGACTAAAATAGTAGCACATCTTTCGCCACCAAGAGTTAAAAAGTTTCCAAGAACACGACCAAACTTACCTTTCATATCTTCGCCTTTCTTACTGACTTGTGTTTGTAAGATTGCTTCAGCACCTAAAAGTGAACTCAGTCTAGCTTTCGCCGCAAGACCAAATATCTTTTCTACTTTATCAGATGTTCTTGATTCTGGAGTATCAATGCCCATAACTCTCACTCGTTCTTTATGAAGCCAGATACCGAATCCTAAATCTATATCAACATCAACAGTATCGCCGTCAACTACTTTTATAATATTTACTTTATACTCATGCATAATTTTTTCCTTTAATAAAGATTGCTTTAAACTATTTATAAGAAAGCTTGACAAACGAACCATTATAGAGTATAATAGTTAGTATGAATAAAGCTAAACTATCCAAAACGGATATCGAGAACGATTTCGTACAAATACTAGACAAATACCCAAAATCTATCGAAAAGACGATTTCCATCTGCTTCGACCTAGTTTTAGAGTGTTTTATTGTAATGTATGGCGAAAAAAAGACGATAAAACTACTTGATGAAGCAAAAAAGTCGATACGAGGGGGCAATCACACTCAAAAACAAGTCAAGACTCGAAAAACAACTAAAAGGAGTAAGAAATAGTGCCTAAACGCAAGATTTTAACACAAAAAGACAAAATTTCACTTAAAGCAAAACACAAAGCCTACAACAAACGACTAAGAACACGATATTTACACAAATGTCAGTTGACCTTTGACGATTTTGTTGATTACCTTCAAGGTTACTACAAAACTTCATTAAAAACCCAACCAATAAAAAATTCTACCTTACCTAAACTTAGAGAGATGCCAGTTATCCCTAGTATGTCGTCATTAAAAGAATCTTCAACAGGTATTGACTGGAATAAACACAAAGAAAAGTTAGAAATCAGTAAAAATTACACGATTGTGCCTGCATACAACAAAGGTCCTTATATGGTCGTGCCTATTCATGAGTTACACACTGCTGGCAAGAAAGTTTAGGGGTACCAGTTTCACTCCAAATAGTGGGGTGCTGGTACCATAAGTTTTTACACAAGAGTGTCGTTTTACTGTATAATGGTACCATAAACATTGAGAAACAACTAATTATATTATGAAAAAGGATAAAACTATGAGAATGAATACTACAGATATATTAAACAGATTAAACAATCTTGCTGACACAGTTTGTTTAGATAATGGCAATGTTGTTAGATGGTGTATAGACCAAAACGACCATGATGATGTTCCTGATAGAACTGCTCGTGGCATATTGCAACAAAACGGTTTAAGAGTTTCTGACTTGCAAACTTTACTTGCTGACGGTGTTTTAGTTTGTACTGCATCTGATGATGTTGTAGGCGCTATGGTTGATGATAGATGCTTACATGTAACAACTGACTTAGTTGCTGTGCAACAACATTTACCTAATGTACTTGACAGGTGTTGGTAATATGAAAGCTACTGAAAAAATAAAACTAATGATGCGACTTGAGAAAGGTTTTAAAAAACTTGACTTAGATGAACTTAATTTAATCTCTAAGACTCTTGATAAAGAAATAGAGAATAAAGTAAAACTTTTCTTTCGAGGCGAGAAATTACATAAAGCAGTTTTAAAACGAGAACTAACGAAGCCTGATAGATGGTGAACTCAGTTCACTCTAAGTTGAATATTCTTATTCCAATTAGTTACACAAGAGTATCGTTTTAGTGTAAAATAGTAACTGTAACATTGAGAAACATTTAATAACATTATGAAAGGAGATTTATGAATAAAAAAATATCGAATGAAACTGTTCCAGTTTCTATGAAAATGCCAATAGACAATTCACTATCTGAGAATAGTAAACATTTAAAAAAAGAAATTGATGATTGGCTAAAAGAAGGTAATAAGAAAACTATTATACCGATTGACAAGGGGGTTAAATAATGAAGAACTTAATTATTATTATATTACTTATTGTTAATGCAATTATATGGAGTACTCTATGACAGGCGAAGAACAGTTTATAACAGCGATTATAAAACAAGCAATCGAAGATACAACTTATGTAGGTGAAGTCAGAGATAAAGTCAAATTCAAGATGGACGCAATCAACTGGATTGTCGGTCTGGATCCTGAGTTTGTAAACTACTGTAAGATGTTGGCTATGGATACTGACACGATACGAAACAAGATTATCGCCAATCTCGATATGACTTTTACTCAACAACAAAAACTACTAATCAAGAAGTCGCTTGCTAAAGAGGAGAAGCACTTTGCCTAAAATGACTTATAATGAAAAACTTCGTGCTGAAGAATCAAACCCAAATGGGATTGATTACAAGTTTGATGAAGGTAGAATACTTTCAGATATAACTAAATATGTTGAGGCGACCTATGATTCTCATTATGCTCAAACAAAGAGTTATCAGGCAACAGAAATCATTATCGACCAAGGTCATGGCACTGGTTTCTGTATGGGTAATATTATGAAGTATGCTCAACGCTATGGTAAGAAAGAAGGACATAATAAGGCTGACTTGATGAAAGTTATCCATTATGCTATTATACAATTATCGACAGACCACTATAAGGAGAAGTAATGACAACTGAAGAACTATACAGACAATTTGAAACACTCACCGTAGATATGGTCGTTAAAGAAAAACACGACATCTTAGAATGTGCAGCAATGATGATGGCACAAGCAATGCGAATCTATAAAACGGCATTGACGCCAGATGATTATGAATCAATGATTAAAGCCGTACTCGAAAGTAGCGATGGTATTACCGAAATGGAACCTCCTACACTACAGTAATGGTTACAGAGTTAGAAAAAAAACATTTCTTAAAATCGAAAATGACCTACGATATGTGGTTACAAAGATACAAAGACAGAACTGTTCAAAGCATTGATGTCAATGAACACACAAAGTGGTCTAAAGAGTTTCAAGCGTGGCGAGTTGGTAACATTGAGAAAGTATAATGTCATTACTCATAACAGAAGAATGTATCAATTGTGATGTCTGTGTTCCAGAATGTCCGAATGAAGCTATCTACTTTGGCGGCGCCTTTAAATATGGGCACCCGAAGTACAGCGATGTCTATGTTATTGATGGAGATTTATGTACCGAGTGTGTTGGTCATTTTGATACACCACAATGTGTTGAGGTTTGCCCAGTAGATGTTTGTCTACCTGACTTGAACAGAGTTGAAACGGAAGCAGAACTCCTCGCAAAAATCAAAAAATAATAAATATATACGCTTGACATTTATTTTCAAGTAGTGTATAATAGAATTATCTCTCGAAATCTAGGGACCGGTAAATCATATGAACAGATACCCTAGTAGTCCTCGGTAAGACTTTAAATTAGTTGGGAACTTATTCTTGACTATGAGTTGATTGACAATGAAGGTGCACCCTAATACTTTGTTCGTCAACTTCTGCCACCCTATTTCTTTTTGTTATCCTTCTGTTGTTGGATAACCATATCAAGTTTAGCATTCAAACGAATCAAATCGTTATCTAACATTCTAATCCTATCTATAAGTGCAATGAGAGTCATATGACTTTCGTGTACAACTGGGTCTACTTCTTCAGTAACCCATTTCCATATGTAATAGATGAAGTAACCTAAACCGCCGGCAGCGATAATAGGAAATCCATATTGATTGATTGCGTTTGCTATTTCTTCCATAATTTTTTATTTATTCATCCCTACTGCACTACCTGTAAGTATTGCACCAAACGCCAAATGAAACAGTCCTCCACCCATAAGAGTGAATGGCGAATGTTGGGAAGTAATCATGCTCATCAATTCTAACTGAACGAGAACTTCTTCAGTATTTTCGACAAGCAACAGTAATGAAGTTACATCTGGTCTGGTAAGTCCGTACCAGATAGGTACAAACATAAAGTCGTAAAAGCAAATTAAAAGATACAAAGACAAGGCAGCCCACCGCCAGGTCATTGTACTTTTTTCTAAATCACTTAGCGACACAATTCAGCGCTTCTTTACACATAGTTGCCTCAACGCCCCAAATCATTAGTGCGACAAAACCAATTACGGCTACTGCTATTATTATAAATTTCATATTCATATTATTCTCCTTAGTCTTTTCTTGCATCAGATTGTCCATCCGCTCTTGCAATACGGTCCATGTCAGGTGCAATACCAAACGCTTGACACATCTTCACATCAATACGAACAATCTCGTTGTTCATAGTCTTTACTCTGTTGTCGAGGGCGATTGCAAACATGCGTTGTTGCTTGATGTCGTCTAATACGCCAGTTAAGATAAAGTTGAGTGTTAAGAAAACAAAGTAACCGCCGACTAAAGCCGCTACTATAGGAAATCCAACATCAGTTACAAGGGAAAGGTACTCATTCATATAACTATTTATACAATCTCCCTATCGATTAGGTCCTTCATGATTGCTCTTCTCATAGTATTATCATAATCGAACCAATCGAATATCTCATTCATATGCCTCTTACAACCAATACAGTAGTTATTACTATTATATTTGCATACACTTATACAAGGAGTTATTACTTTCTTTAATTCTTCTGTTGTATTCATAGTTCTGGCTTTGGCTTAGCTAAGGAGGGTTTCTGAGGGACGCACATAAGTACTTATAAGAATGAGGTTCTCTACAGCGGACAAAAAAAAGACACCCGAAGGTGTCTTTTTCATATAGGTCTAATACTAGATTAGAAGTTTACAACAGCCTTTAGTGATAAAGC